GTTAGCACCTAAGTTTCTGTAGATAGGTTGTGCAGATACTGTTTGTTGAGATGTTGGAGCACCAATCGATGCTAAGTATTCTCTTAGTTTAGTGTAAGGTTTTTGTTGTTCAAATTGGAATCTTTGCATTGCGTCAGCTAATTGTGCCTCACCCATTGCTTCTCTTTGTTGACCAACTTGTGCTAGTCTAGAGATATCTGCGTAATCTTGTTGAGCTAGTTGAGGAGCTAATTGGGCAGCTTGTAATTGTCTTGCACGTTCTTGTTGATAAGCACCACCATAAATTTGAGAGGCTAAATCACCCATTCTTCTACCAGCAGTTTCTGCCATTGCACCAGAGCCATAACGACCACCTTGAGCAAACATAGAACCTAGTTGCCCTTGAACGTCACCAGCAGCTCTTTGGAATGTTTGTTGTAAATAAGGATTAGTTGATGGATCTAAATATTGTCCAGATAGAATCTTGTTAATCTCAGTTTGTGATGCACCTAATAATGGACTACCAGCCAATGCTCTTTGTGTTTGTAATTGTAGAGCAGCTTCTGTTTCACCAGAAAAAGGCACATAGGTAGCTGCGGGAAAATACTGTGGTACATCCGATTGATATAATTGTTGTGCTTGTTGTAGAGCTTCTTCGTAATATGGTTTTACAAATTCACCTGGTTCTGCTGTTACTGTCGTTGCTTGTTGTGTGGGTTGTGATCCTTTACTCATGTTAATTCCTTTACAAAATATACTGCTTGAGGTTTATAATCTCTCAAAACTTTTGTCCATCCTTTCCTTCCAACAATCTCTAATCGTTGGCAGTTGTTTCTTTTGGCCCAATCTTCGACTTTACTTGCCACTAGATCTAGCCATGATTCCATATTTGAACCACCAGCTAGAACCCATCGCATTACCCTCATTTGAGGATAGTCGCATACTTCAGTAACAAAAGATGCTTCTATTCCGTCATTCCAACTAATCCATAGTTGCATCCTATTTTGCTTTATATACTCAAGTATATCATAACTAGAGTATGATCCATCGAGGGCTTTCTCTAGTTGGGCTTTGACTTGTGGCCAAATAAACTCTAAATCTTCTACAGGAACTTGTGTTACTACCCTACCCAATGACGACATATTTAAATGTTCTCGTAGTGGTGTCAGAGGAATGATTAATAGTTGCTGTTTGTTTGTCTATGCCTGTAATATACCAATTCTCACTAGCTGAGTCACTACTTGTAGGCATTAATAATATTAAACTATTTCCACCAATTCTAGCATCTGCTAAAGTTGTTGTGGTACTACTATTAGTCAATGTAATAGATCCAGTCGCATTAATTTTACCATCTAAAATACCATTAATAGCATTAGCAGCGACTCTATTATATTCGTCTTGATTATCTGTAAATGTAGGAACTTTAAGAAAGTTTTGTGTCATCTTTTTCCTTCATTAACAAGTTCAGCATCAAATCCTAAACAATCTTGGAAATCGCCTGTAATATTTAATTGTACTTTATGGTAACGACCAGTACATCTCATAGGAGCATCACCACTATCTGTTAGGCTTAATGCAGATTTTAATGTCTCTGTATTGCCTTGTCTATCAATAGAAGATGTTTGTACTGTTGTTGTACCACCACTAACAATCGGTCTAATATTGCGAAGAGTTGATCTTCTTCCTTCTAATTCTAATTGGCTAGATAGAAGTGTAGCAGTTCCTGGTGTTCCAGAGAATGTTCCTAATTTATTATCTGTATTAAATCCAGATAGAAAGAATCTTGAACCAGCCCAAAAGGGTGAATCTAAAGATAAAGTCAAAGCATCAATACTAGCACTAATAGTATCTAATTGTTCTAAGGTATAACCTGGAGTTTGGGCTTGACCTAATAAATATACATCAATATCTGCTGTTGACCATCTTTGCGTTACATAGTTATACATGATTGCTTTATCTAGTTCACCTGTGGAACTATTAGAAGGATAAGCCCATACAATTAATTGATTACGAGGATCGACAGATGCAGATATTCTATCTGAGTAAGTAGTAGAAAAATTGTTAAAGAAAAACTTGTTTATTTTATTTGCACCAATCGGAACAGAACTTCTACCATTAAACATGTAGAAACCATCTTCTGCTAAGAAGTAATACACATTACCATATTGAACAACACTACCAGATTTAAGTACCCCAATATTAGAATCTACTTTTGTAAACTGAAAGATCAATGGAGTGCCTACATAATCTCCACGATAAATAGCTCGTTCCATAAAAGCAACTAAGTATTCACCACCTTTAATCATTTGTAGTTGACCATGATCTCCTACTAAGTCTTGATAATCAGATTGAGTAGATTGAGATACAGTAAAATCAGTAGGATCATTAATAGCAGACCAACGAACACGTTGAGATTGACTAGCATTATAACCAGTCACTAAGAAATCTTTAACTGTTGTTACGAATTTTGTTTGAAGAGCAACTAGATCAGCAAATTCTGTAGATGTGCCGATAACATAAGATTGTATATTTTGACCTATAGCAGAAGCTATAATACGATTGCCAAAAATAGTAAAAGACCATTGTGCTAAATCAGAAACTGTATATCCACCAGATTTAGATACATCATCAAATGTAGAATTGTTTAATAAATATAATTTAGAACTATCTCCAGCAACCACTTTAATAGTGGCATCTGTAGAAGTCAATGTAGCTAATCCTTGTGGTCTATTATCAAGAGCATCAGAAACAACTTCTAATGTATTAAACGGCTTATATCCATCACCAACTGGGATAACATTATTTGCTTCTAGACAACCAGAATTACGATAGTCTGGTAAATCTTTTAGCAGTTCTCCAAATTTTACAAAAGCCATTTTTTAAATCTCACAATTCTATATAGTTGATACAGTGTTCCAAGTATAACTGTTGCTGTTAATTATATTAGACCAAGTTTCTGAACTAGATGTTACAATATTCCAATTCTTTCCTCTTATCTCACCATTCATAGATGCAGTCACATTAGAAGAAGTGCTCATTGTGTTAGATCTAATTCTAATATAATTTAAAGAAGTTGTTGCAATACCTAAAATAATACTACCACCAAAAGCAATTAAATCTCCATCTGCTGAAGTTGTTATGACACAAATAACAGAAGCCTCTGCTGTAAATACTTCACTACCTATACAGGAAGTAGAACAAACAACACTAGCACTAGCATCTGCTAAAATAACTGTTTGTGCTTCTGCGGTTGCACTAGCAACAGAAGTGACACTTGCACTAGTTGTTTTTATAATAGTTGGGGTAATACTACTAGTAGTAAATGCAGAAGATACACTAGCACTACCTTCGTAAGCAGTAGCTGTTTGCCAAACAGAACTATCAAGAGAATAGGCAACACTATCTAATGACGTATAGCCAAAGACAGTATTAATCTGTTCAAGTGTAAAAGGCCCTGTTTGGTCAGCCATATTATGCTACTGAAATACTTAAATTAGTAGATGCTATTTTAAATACGTCTCCAGCATCAATAGTTTTAGATGTTGTTAATGCACCATGAAATAATAAGTTACCTGCTGTAGAAGCATCGTAAATTCCAAAGTGTGTTACAGTTCCAAAACCAGAACCTGTTGCTTGACTAAATTGAACATCAGCACTGTTAGAAGTTGAACCACTAGAAGCAGAGCTAAAAGTAATAGCTTGTCTTGCATAGTTTGTTCCACTTGTAGATACTTCTGTGCCAGATCCAGCATCTGTTGGATCAGATGTAAATAAAGCCAAATAAACATTAGCTGGAGCAGAGGTAGAGGTAGTTCCTAAAAAATGATCTAGGACTTTATTCTCTAAATAATCACTTGCTGCTGACATTGTTTATATTCTCCTTTGTGTTATGGGTTAGCGGTATCGTTTCTCATAGCAAAAGCAGTTCTTCCAGAATATCTCCCTTGCTCATCGTCACGATTGATTAATTGAACAGCCTCATTATAAAGGCCCATCCAAACTTGTATTCTCTCATCATTAACAATATAAGGTTGTGCCTCTAATAGAGAACCATATAAATAAAGTTGAGGATAATTTGTTATTAGATAATTAGTAGTATTAGAATCAGATAAGGAAGGTACTTTTGCAAAGTAAGTTAATTTTAAAGTATAAGCTGTATCTGGTATAGGATTAAGTTGAAACTCAGTACCTACAATCGTATATTGTTTTGGCTTACCACTAGCTTCTCTTATGTTATCTAATTCAATTTCTGTAGGATTAACATAATCTAAAATACTATTAGGATTAGAGTCAACAAAAAATTGTACTGATTCTAAAAAATCACTAGGAATATCAACAAACGGATCATTAGCAGTTGTTGTTGTAGAAACTCTTTTTTGCATTGTTCTTAAACGCAAAACTCTATTAAATTTAGATTCTGCTAATGTAATAAAATCTGGTATTACAGATGTTAAATCTGATCTATTTAGATAATTTGCAATACTTGTTTTTAGTTCGCTGAATGTTGTAAGTGCCATTAGATTCTCTTATCTGTTACCTTTAAATATTTATTGTCTGGATCATTTAAAAATCTAGCAAAAGCCACTCGGTCTTGAACTTTACCAGTCTTAGAGATAATCCCTTGTCTTTGCATATTATAAAATACTGTTAAAGGAATACTCGCAACATACTTAAAATCTTTATTTTTATTAATGTCGTGTTTTTGTAATTCCTTATTACGTTCTATAATAGGTTGTGCATCAATTTTATCCTCGATGTAATATTTATCGGCAGCTTCATCAATATAGAAGTTGGTTTCAATTACATCACCAGGATTCGATAGTTTTAATTTTTTAGCCATTGATTGCTTTGTTAATCATATCTTGAATAGCATCTTTTTGATTACCTTTAGTTTTCATCATTTTGTTAGCTTTAGGCATATCTCTTTTGCTAATCTTGGCTTTACCGCCAGAATGAGGGCCATCTTGCATTACCATAGATTTCTTAGAACCTTTTTTGTAAGATGCTCCTTTATCAAATACTTTCATAATTACTCCTTTGTTGTTTAGTAGGGTGGGGGAAAATCCCCCTACCCTTGATTATACTATATCACTTATGAAGTTGTACAGTCAGCTACAACACCAGAAGAGTCACCATTTCTAGCAACTAGAGTGTACTCAGCTAAGAGTAATCTCTTATCGTTGTCACCAGCAGATGCTAGTTCTTTAGTTTGGAATGGGCGTAAGAACGCACACTCAAACATATCGCTTTGTAGAACAAAAGCATCTCTTTCTCTTTGGAATCTGTTAGGTACAACAGATAGTTCACCAAAGTCTGATACATAAATATCAGCAGTAGCAACAATAGTTCTATCTTCTACATTCTTGTACTTAGTAGCACTTCCTGTGAAGCCAGAGAACTTCTGCTTGTTGAATGGGCCAACCATAATCATATCTGGATCGCCACCATCTTGGTAACATTCTAGGATAACTGCTTTTAAGTTATCTTCTGAGAAAGCAACAAGTGTATCAGCATCAGTAGCAGTATCAGAACCATCACCAGTTGGATCAGCACCCGCTGTTGATGAACCTGCAGAACGTACTGCGTTAGTTAACCATGTAGGTAAACCAGCAAGAGTTCTTGCAGTAGAAGCATTACCAGCAGATGCAGCTTGGTTGTTAGTTAAGACTTTTTCCATGTCTCTCTTTAACTCTTTACCCATCTTTGCTAATTGGTAAGCTAGTTCGTCATTTCTACCTGCTGAGTTAACAGCACTGTTTGTTCCAGATACAACAACTGTCTTTCTTGAGATCTGACAGTAGTTTTGTACTCTAGTTGTAGCAGCTCTTGAATCAAAAGAGCCAACATCATCACCCTCAACTTGAGAGTTTAATGCAGCAGCAGCTAATGAATCTTTCTGCCATTCGTGTTTTACTTGATCCGCAGTTCCTTTAGCAATGTTAGTCATAAAAGGAGTTTCTGTTGGAGAAATTGAATAAATTACATCCTCGAGATCTTCTCTTATACCAACTCTGTTGTGTGCGGACACTGTATTTGTAGGTACAGCCATCGTTTTTTCCTTTCGTTAGTTGTTTATAAGAATTGCTTTAAAACATTTGCAGCGTCTCTCATGGAGCCTGTTTGTTTTAAGCGAGATTTTAACGACTTAGCTTGTTGACTGTCTTTGTTGATTGTTTTCTGTGTACCACTACGAACCATCTTAGGAACAGGTTTAGATTGTTTTGCAGAGATTCTTGAGTTCATCATCTTATCATAAAGCATCGCTTTCTTGGCAATCACGAATGATCGATGATCTACCATCATGTTCAACTCTTGATCTGAGTAGCCTTCTTTTTTAAGATAACTTGTCATATCTTTACGCAAACCTTCACCTTTAACAGGATCAACGTAATCTGGTTCTTTAGAAGCAAGAAGTTGTTTTTGTTCTTCTAAGTATTTATTAAATATCTTAGTTTGTTGTTCTTGTTGCTCTTGAACAGCTCGTTGACGTTCTGCCTTAATGGTCTCTAGTGCTTTAGATTTATTCTCAACTTCAATCTTCTTACGATGATATTCATCAGGATCGTTTTCATATAACTTTGCCCAATCAATATTCGTATCAGGTTGCATTGAGTTTTCAATCTCACTTAGACGAGTCGCATAGTCTTGTCGTAGTTTTGCCACCATATCAGACTCGGATTTAGCTTTGTTGACTTCCTCTTGTAAGAGTCGTCTTTCATCTGCTAATTCCATTGTCTTTCTACGATAGTCTGAATCTCGTTGATAACCAGACATGAGTTCATCGAGGGTAACTTCAACAGGTTTGCCATTTACTTTGATTTCGTATTTGGCTTCCTCTTCTTGTGCCTCTTCACTATAGTCCTCAGTTTGATCTTCGGATTGACTTTGTTCTTCAACTTCCGCAGTTTCTACTTCACTCTCGTTAGCCTCGTAAGGCTCGTCTTGTGTTGCTTCGACTGGTTCTGTTGTCTGCTCTTGGCTCTCATCAGTGGCGTTTAATAAGTTAGCAAATGCAGATTGTGCTTGATCTACAGTATTGTAGATAGGCTTAGATTCCCTATTGGGATTATCTATCATGGTATATTACCTTTCTTTTATGATTATTATTTGAGTTGTTGGGAAGCTAGTTTTCCAGTTTCAATTTCTGAAATTAACATTGCTTCTAACTCAGTATGTGCCTTCAACATGAGGAAAAGTTTTTCACGACCTTCAACGTCTCTCAGGGGTGAATTTTCCCATTCATGTAGAAGTTTATTCCTAATTGCTTTTAAGGAATCTTGTAATAGAGGATCTTCTAAAAGTTCTTTAGCTCGTTGTCCTCTAGAAACTTGTTTTTGTAAATCCAATTATCGACCTCTTGTAGCTAAACTCTTTCCAAGTTTACTAGCAGCTTGTGCTGCTCTACTTCTTGCAGGTGTAGAATAATTCCTACCTGGAGCACCAGATGCACCAGTTCCAGCTTTAGGTGTCTTAGGAGTAGAATCTTTCTTTTCTTCAGAAGGAAATGTTATATCTATTTTAGGTTGTGGTAAACTATAACCAGGTCTATTAATTCCAGTTGGCACAACAGTTTGGATTGCTTCTTGATTTAGCATAGGAGATTCTGTAACACTTGAAGTTACACTACCACCAGTTCTAATAGTTGGTGGTGTTGGGAAAATAGCATCTTTTAATATTCCTAATAGTCCACCACTACCAAGATAATTCATAGCAGCATCAGTAACACTGCCAAACATATTTCCAAATCCACCAGCAATGTCACCAGCTAATTGACTTAGTGTTGGAGACATAGCAACAAATCTATCGTTTACAGGATCGTATTGTACTCCTCTATTACGATATTTTTGATTGAGTAAACCAATTTCTTTTGCCCTATCTTCGCCAAATCTTTTTTCTAATTCCATCATCTGCATAGAGTTCATAGCTCCCATTCCTGGAGATAACACTTGTTCATATCCTTCAATTAGACCTTCTGGTGAAATCTTAGGGCCTGTGTAAGGTTCTCTATCATTTCCACCACCTTGTTGGAACATAGTATCTGGTTGACAGACACCATCAATTAATTGATATCCAGGTGGGCAAGGATCAAAAGTTTCTTTAGGTGCTTCAGTAGTAGGGGTTGTATCTAATTGAGGATTAGGAAATTGAGAACCAGCAGGTAATTTACCAGCAGCAATTTGCTCTGATCTAATATCGTATATTGGATTATATTGGGGTGCAGTTGTTGCTAATTGACCAGCTTTGTAAGCATCTATAATTGCTTGGTATTTAGGATCTATAATTGCTTGGTATCTAGGATCACTTCCTATCATCTCATTCCTCTCTTAATTAAGGCTTCTTGTATGTCACCTTCGTTTTTTATTTTCTGTTTCTCTATGTCTGCTAGAATCTTTTGTTTTTGAATAGCGATGTCTGCTTCTAACTTTTGTTGTTGAAGTTGAATATCCGCCATTGCTTTTTGTCTATTCAATTCTAGTTCTTGTAGGGCAACACCAACTAATGGATTTTGCTCTGGTTGTTTAGGGGGTGGGGGTGGTACGTTAGCAGGATTGATGAAGAACTGTTCTGGTGATTTATAACCAGCCACTTCCACAATCTTAGAAATGGTATTGTAGATTTTATTTTGATCTACAAGTGTACCCATTCCACCCGCTTGAATTAGTTTCTCTTGGATTGCTAATATCTGAGCAAGGGCAGCATATCGTTGTTCAGGATCTGCGTTACCTAATCCCACAGTAATCGTTAAATCCATGTTAGATACCCATGAACGAGGATCAATAGGA